ATTCTCAGTTGGCAGTATGATATACACCCTCGTGGACTGTTCGATACTATGGGTATGGCGCAAATTCTTCACGGCCTAACCGAGTCAGTATCCCTATCCAACTTAGCTACCTTATATAACATCGGTGTCAAAGGCACCGAAGTATTGGATGCGTTGGGTAAGCACCGAGTAGACTTCACACCACAAGACCTACACCAGTATGGTCAATACTGCAAGAACGACGTTGACTTAACCTATGAGTTGTTTAACAAACTCAAGGATAGGATAGCACCTATGGAGATGCGCTTGATTGACTTAACAATCAAGATGTTCTCTGAGCCTAAGCTAGAGCTAAACAAAGGGCTGTTGGTGCGTCACTTGATGGATGTCAGGGACAAGAAAGAAAAGCTACTGGCATCGGCTGACGTAGATAAAGAAGACCTGATGAGTAACCCTAAGTTTGCGGAGTTACTTAGACAGCAAGGTATCGAACCGCCTATGAAGATTAGTCACACCACAGGCAAGGAGACGTTTGCCTTTGCTAAGACAGACGAGGAGTTCAAAGCCCTACTCGAACACGACAACCCTATAGTGCAAGTGCTAGCCACTGCTAGGCTGGGTAACAAGTCTACGCTAGAGGAAACTAGGACAGAGAACTTCATTAACATAGGCAATCGTGGGCTACTACCTGTTCCGCTTAAGTATGCAGGGGCTACTGTATCGCATCGATGGTCAGGTGTGGATGGTATCAACCTACAAAACCTACCACGTTCATCACCCTTACGTAATGCGATATGTGCGCCTAAAGGTATGAAGCTAGTGGCAGCTGACTTGAGCAACATCGAGTTACGGTTGGCGTATTGGTTTGCTAAGTCATACAGTAAAATCGATCAAATCAATAACGGTATAGACTTGTATAAACAATCCGCTGCGGAAATAACGAATACACCCTATGACGAAGTTGACAAAGACTTACGCTTTATATTTAAGGTAGTCAACCTATCAGGTATTTACGGTGTTGGCGCAGCTAAGATGCACAGCATACTTAAACAAGGTGGTGTAGACAAAAGTCTAGACGAAGTTAAACGTATCGTGTATGCGTATCGAGATGCTAACCCTGAGTTAATTCGTGCATGGGCTGATGCGGGCACAATGCTTGAGGCAGTGCGTGACAATAAGAACTACAGCATGGGTAACGGCAACATCATAAGTAGTATAGAGCATGGCATGATGAAGCCTAATGGCATGGCGCTTGGCTTACCTAACCTACGCAAGATACGTGGTGAAGATGGTAAGGATGCGTGGGTCTATGACAAGCTGATGGGTCGTTCGCTTATCCCTGAATACATTCACCCGTCTAAAACATTCCAACGATGTATACAAAGCCTAGCGCGTGACATCATAGGAGAACAATTAGTAGCGGTGGCTAAGAAGTATAACGTCGTGATGACCATTCACGATGAGTTGGTGATGCTATGCCCCGAAGACGATGTCGACAATTGCATAGCGTATGTGACCAAGTGCATGACTACGGCACCTACATGGTGTCCTGACTTACCACTTGGTTGTGAAGTTGGTGTTGGTGATAACTATGGAGAGGCTAAATAATGTCAAAACAATCAGATATTTTAGAAAGAGAGCGGTCAGCAAGGAAGAAAGCTGAGATAGATGCTGAAGTAAACACAAACAAAGAGATTGTGTATAACTATGTTGCTGCTCGTAAGGATGTGTTAGGTTCGGCGTGTGTTACCGAGTTGGAGTTCTTTGCAAAGGGTAAGGTATACCTAGAGTGGCTAGCACTTAGAGGGCACTTGACTAGGGTTAAGAAAACAGTGAATGGTGCTCGTCAGTATGTGTATAACGCAGCGATACCCTACGTGAAACCTGTATCGGACATACCTGATGTTGCTACTACCAACGCCGACAAACTTGTGCAGAGTGTCACTAGGGTGTTTAAGTTAATGGATCGAGAAAAACAAGAACCGATGACAAAAGCCCAACGAGAAAAGGCTAGAAGTTCGTCTATCGGTAACATGCAGAGTAGCATGAATATGTTTGGGAGTTGGTGATGGAAGATATTCATTATTTTAGGCTAGGGTATTACGTTAATAAGGTAGCAGCCGACGAAATGTCGGAAGTAGAAAAAGGTAGAGTAATAGCAGGGTATTACCTAATGCTAGATAAAGAAGCCGAACGTGATGCGAGGGATAGAGCTAATGGTAAATCTAGTTATTGAGTATGTGCAGTGCTATTGGCAAGCCTTTGGGCTAGGAATGTTATGTATGTTTTTAATAGGAGAGATGTATGAGCGACGGAATGACAGACATGTTTGAGGAAGAGAACGCACTTAAGAAACAGATTGGCGGTAATCACTATGCAAGCATGGCAATACAACCAGTAGAGTTTATCGTAGAGAATGAGTTGGGCTTTCTCGAAGGCAACATAGTTAAGTATGTATGCCGACACCACGCTAAGAATGGCGCAGAGGATATCAAGAAAGCAATCCACTACTGCGAGTTATTATTACAAACTAAATACGGAGCAAACAAATGACCCAAGAACAAGTAGAAGACGCACTAAAGGCCATGCATCACGGCTTACTTAATATGCAAGCTAGGCTTGATGACCACGAAAAAGTGCTTGAACAGTTAATGATGGTAATGCAAAACTTAACAGCAGGGCAAGTACCAAACGGATTTAGACAACCAAAGAAAGGAAAGTAACATGAAAACTAAACGAACAATGCCGCGATGGGTATGGTGGAAAAAGGGCGAGTGCGTAGTTGAAGTAATTAGAACAGGACACTTCCCGACATCTATCATAGGTAAACTCCCTAGCGGTAAAGAGTCAGAGATAGACATTGACGAGCTAGACCTACATGGAGAAGGAGTAGAGCTATGAGCTGGAACTATCGAGTAGTTAAGTTTGAAGGTGCGTTTGATGAGCCATACTATGAGGTAAAAGAAGTATATTACAACCGCGATGGTTCGCTCATGGGGTTCTGTGATGCAACCGTAGCAAGCGATACCTTTGAGGGTATCATTGAAGTGCTCGACCAAATGAAAGCCGATGCACACCGTATTATAATAGACGAAGAAGAATTTTACAGAGAGGACTTAGAATGAAAATCACATTAGACCTAACAGACTCAGCGCAGTTAGCCGAGATACTGGATGCAATCGTAGGCGCACACTTGAAGTCAAGTAGGAGACAGATTGTTGACTGGCACTCGACCCACCCCGACGACGTGGAGTACGACACCAAAGTAATAGGGGCATTGGATACAGTAATAGAATACTTTACGGGAGAAGATGATGCCATGTAACCAAAATTGTGACCAAGGCCGTCGGTGCGACTGCAAAAAAGACCCAAGCGTAGACCGAGCCACCGTAGTTGTAGTAACGTTGCTACTTGTTTGTATTGTTTCCATTGGATTTGGGTTTTATAAACTTTTACATGGAAACGGTGGATCGCAGTGCGCAGTCGAGGTGCAGTTCAAGGACAGCAAGGCCACTTACATCGGTACTAGTGTCTGATATATCACTTTTTTGCGTTTAATTCGTGACAGACAAAAAAGTTTGTGTTGAATAAATGGTTTAAAATTACACACAAGTCTACACTATTAGTTTAGTTTTGAACTAAAAGCGCTCACATAGTGTACAAACAGGCAAAAATGTAAACCATAGGATACAGATATGAAAATAGAATTGATAGGCGACTTAATTGACCAGCCCGACGGCAGTGCAATAGCCGAGTTAGATGTAGACGAGGAAGGCAAGATGTATCTTATGCAGTTGGGATTTGAAACGCTGATAAGGCGAGGGCTTGATAGGGCTAAGAAGGAGAAAGAAAATGGCATCACGAAATGATGTAACAGGCGACTTAATAAAAAGTCGGAAGAACAGCAAAGAATTTGAAGATAACTTTGACGCTATCTTTAGGAAGGACAAAGACCCACTGTGCGATGTGTGCGGTAAGAGTCTAACTGCTACAAAAGAATGCGCGTTTACGGGATGTCCCCTTAACTGGGACGAGGCCCGATGCGATGTTATAGGACAGAACGGTAACATTGGATATGAGGAAGAACAATAATGGCAGGTTTAAAAACATGGTCGTATTCGGCTGCTACTACATTCGAGAAGTGTCCGAAACAATACTTCCATCTTTACGTAGCCAAAGATATAAAGCAAGACCCTAATACAGAACACTTCCTGTATGGTAACGAAGTTCACAAAGCTGCTGAGTTGTATGTGCGAGACAATGTCCCACTACCTGAAAAGTTTTGGCAGTTTCAGCCTTCGTTAGACCGACTAAAACAAATCCCAGGGAAGAAGTATTGTGAGCACAAGGTTGGCTTAACGCGTGACCTACAACCTACAGGTTTCTTTTCC